TGAAGCACCTTGATTTTGAATTGTTGATTGACCAAAATTAACCCCCATCACCACATATTTTTTAGTTTTGCCTGGCTTTGTATAAGGAATATTTTCGTAAATCATATTGACTGTTGCATCAGCAGCGGCAACAGCATCAGTAACAGCCTTTTCAAAAGCAGCTCTGGCAGTAACAAGTGTCATAATTTCAAGAAGCTGGTACGACCTGCATCATCAACATCTCCACCAACTCTAATGTCAGCACGTTTATCAGTAAAGATTCTATCAATTTTCTGACTTAATCCTTCTTTAAAAGTTCCAGATCCTCCTAAAAGATATGAAAAAATTTGTGATTTAGGAGAAACAAGAGCTTGAGGAGCATATTTAGCTGTATTTCCAATAAAAACAGATTTATTTATTTTAAAATTGTTAGGAACAGGATGTCTTTGTTCTATTACAGGCTTAAAGCCAGACACAAGTTTATTTCCTTGTGTTTTAATTTTTGCCCATTTAGGAAAATTCTTTCGTTCATCATTCCTTGCAGGTCTATTTAAACCTGCCTTCCAGCTAGAAGCAAAGAATCCAGTTAACACAGGACTTACACCTCTTTTTTGCCCATCACTTGTTAAATCACTAACAACAGAACGAACAAAACTATTTAATTGAATTTCTATTTCATCAGTTAAATCATCTTCAATCATCTTTGCAAAAGCCTTTGCCTTCATTTCTGTCGGCATTCTTCTGCGTTTTGCGCTTCTCCTAGCCATTAGAACCTCACGACCAACGTAAATAAGTAATTTGTGGTCGTTATTTCAACAATTTGAGCTGTTTGATTCGCTCCTGCATAACTTAATATCACTTCATCTTGAAACGTAGGTTGATTATCTCCTATTAAATCGGGCGTTATGCTTAACTTTGCTTGTCTTAATTCTCTTCCATCATCCTCCTCTGATTTAATAAATTCAATTGGAACCTTTATGTTTGCATAAGTTGTATCTGTTGTAGATAAAGCACCAGTAGCAGTGTTATAAGTACCAGCTACTTTCCTTGTATAAGTAATTGTTGAATTAAGGGCTGAACCAAGATCAGCAATCGCTTGCTTTGCCGCTGCTCTTAATGATGTGTCTAATGATCCTGCCATGATTAACCTCTAACAACTCGAACTGGATAGCCACCAGAACCACCAAGACAATACGCACCTAAATAATTTTGTAGCCAAGGATAAACATCAAATACATTATTAATCGTTCCAACACCTTGACTGCTCGTATTGTATTTTACGTCCATATCTCCTATTTTTACTCGTTCATAATTACCATCAGTTCCTTTGTTGCCAGTGATTGCATCAGTTTCATTTGCTAATGCTTTAGCTAATTCATATTGTGCATACTTGATTCCATTTGGAATTGCAGTACAAACAAGCTCAACATTATCAACGTGATAATTATTTCTAGGCCATTTTAAAGCTTGTCCATCATCACAACGATCACCATAAAAATTTAAACCATCAATCCATCTGGTGGCAGATATTAATGCTCTGTTTTTTTGATCATCAGTTTTATCATCCCAGGTCGTTGAATCTGGAATAGTTTCAAAATAGGTGTTTGCTTCAGCTAAAGTCACATAGCTATTAGCTGTTGCTGACTTCAACGTGGCAGTTATTGTTGCAGCCACAATCCTTAAAATACATTTCCTCTATATTGTAGCGTCATAAAAAACCCCCACCAAATAAATGATGAGGGTTTATTCCATTCCCTAGTGATTTAATTATAAATCAAAGAGTTGATGTATCCAATGGAGTGTTAACTGTTAACTGAACCATAGGGATCAGATCAACATCGTAAGTAGCACTCCAGTTGTCCTTATTACCAAGAACACTGTTTGTTGGGTTGTCAGCAGCGTTACCCCACTTAGTACCCATTACGTGATATGCAGTGTGGTAGTCAACTGATAGAACATCCTGCTTAGATAAGATGTTGCGATCTGCTTCAATGCGTAGATCTTGCTGAACACCTTCAAGGATTGTTCCAGACTTAACCAAGTAGCAGTAGTACTCCTTGATATGACCAGAAGAACCAGGCTGAACAGCGTTCACCTGAGAATCCATGATCACATTCAAGCCAGCAAATGTGCCAATGCTATTAGCATTTACACCTGCACCACCACCACCCCAGGTGATAGCTCCACCAGAAGTTAAAGCAGAAGTAGAGAATGTTAATAGTCCTACCTGATAGAGATAGAAACCAACATTAGGGTGAACAATTAGAGTATCTAACTCATCACCACGCTCTCCAAGTAATGCACGAGCTTGAGCTACATTTGAACCTGTCAAATAGTTAGCTTCAGCAGCACCAGAAGCAGCAGCTTTAGCAAGGTCTAACTTATTAGTTGTTAGAGCTGTACCAAATAAACCGTGTAACTGATAGAACAATCTTTGGCTATTTAGCTTATTGATTGCATCTGCAAGCTGGTTGCGGATATGAAGCATTGGATCTTCACCAGCAGCCAATGTTGCAATGTCATCAACCGCATAGGCAAAACCTCTGTGGCAAATTGATGCAATCTGTGTGTCTGTGGTGATCTTCTGTGGAGTTAAATATCCAGCAGTTGATGTTCCCCAGTTAGCTGCCCCAGTCATCACCTCTTCAGTTGGTGCGATTGGGTTAAACTCAGGAACTTGGATGCGTGTACCACCTTCTTTTGAATCTAAGAAAGAGTTGCGTACAACAGCACCACTTTTAACAAAGAGACTACGCTCTTTAATTGCCTCACTTACATAGCGAGACAGATTATTTCTTTTTACGATGTCCGCAAGAAGGACACCGCCAGAATAATTTTGAAACGGAGCAGCCATTTCAATTAATGGGGATTATTTAACGAAGTCCAAGTCACAGACTCGGCAGTTAACTCACAGAGCTAACCAGATTGAGCTTCCTTCTTCAGCACTGCTGCAAGTTCTGGCTCAGAAGATTCTAGGGTCATTTGCCTAGTTATGTTTATATTACCTTCTTTCCAGGGATTAGGCATACCTGGTGAGACATTTGATGTAGGAGAAGGTTTAGCACCCATCCCTGCCGCAGAGCTAGGTTTGAAGTGATGTTCCCATCCACTACCAGGATTTTTTAGGTTCCCTATGTAAGTTCCTAAGTCCTGTTCAACACCTCCATTAAGTACAACAACATCACCGCTATCGTTCCTTTTAAGCCTATCTTGAAGCAACGATAACATTTGTTCTGCATTTACAGCACCAGAATTACTGATAGCTGAAAGTGCCGAAGTCTTAATGTTTGCAGTCTCATTAGAAGACTTTAAACTTTTTAATTCCTCCCTTAAAGTAACTATTTCTTGGTCTTTTGTTTGGGCTGTTTTGTTGGCTTCTTCCCATAGGTCTTTCCATTGCCCTTGATCTTCGAGCTTTTGCTTCCTTTGATCGTCTTGTTTCTTATAGACATCATCTAATTTAGTTTTGATGCCTTTGAACTTTTCGCCTTCTTCAGCGATTTTTGCCTCCAAAGCAGAAATTTTACTTTCATATTCAGCCTTAACACTGTCAAGGTTGGGTGCTTGTGGAGCTGGAGTCTCAGCCACGGGCTGTTCAGCAGGAGTCACAGACTCAGGCTGGATGACTTGTTCTTCAACCATGTTTATTCAGAAAGTTTAGATTCAGTTTTTGAAGCTTTTGCTTTTGGGGCTGGAGCTTCTTTAACAACAGGAGCAGGTGCAGCAGTTCCATTTTCAGCCGCTATTGCAGCTTCCAAATCTTCGGCATTTACACCGTTATCCATCTTGATGGAAGGCATCGTAAAAGAAAAGATACTTAACTAATATTGTAGTGTATTAATTACTTTCAGTCTCGGATGCAGTGGGTAATACCTCTCCTTGTACCAGTATTTGTCTAAATTCATCCCTATCTATTACTTTTTGATCAAATAAAGAAGTTAATGCTGTGACATCTTGTCCAATTAACCTATCAATATCGAAATCACGACTAATTTTAATTTCGGGTGGCTCTAATCCTACATATTCAGCCGATAAATTGAACGATTTCTGGATCTTCTGCTCTAATTCCAGCGAAACCATCGATAACATGGAGTTAGTATCCACTCGGTCAAGTCTTCTCGCATCCGCAGATTCTGCAACAAATTTTTGCTGCGAAAGTGTGCTAATACCAAGCGTTGCCATTTGGAGTTGTAATTCTTCGATCTCAGCCGCTTGCGCTTCAAATGCACTCGCTGCTGGTTCGACATAATAAATTTTATTGCCTGGTTGGGTTGCCATTGCGTAGTTGACGCTGATTGCCATGTCTTTCGTTTGGTCATCCCATCCTTCCATTACTAATAAAGGCTGTGAAGCCACATGCAAACTATGAATTAAATCAGCTTGCCTCTGAAAATGTGACAAATTTAAATGGGCAATATCTAATAACGGTGGTTTACTCGTCAAAGTATCGGTTTTTCCTGCATAAATAGTCGTTAAAGGTATTTCACCTAATGAAAATTCACCAGATTCGACAATTTCATAGTCTTTTTCACCCTCTGGAGGATCAAAATTACCTGCATAGCTATTATCTTGCCAATGTAAGTCTTTTTCTGGCTCTTTTTTACGATAAACACTATAACTTCCTGGCTCAATCACCCTGACTTGCTCAAATACTTGCTCTCCAAATTCTCCAGCAGGAACAACAGCTTTTTCAGCAATTCTTACCTGTATCAACTTGCCGTAATTAACTTCTCTATCTAATCTCCAACCATAAATGTTAGTTGGATCGATTTCTATCCAATATGGCCTTCTATTTTGCGCTCTTTCTTCTGCCAGACTTAATGCCCCTGTTGGTGCAGGGAAATCAACCAAAACATGACTATGACCATACGTTAATGAACAGATAAGCAGTCTTCTTGCGTATTCATCTAAGTCTGATCCACATCCATCAACGTCTTTAGCAAAAATATCTGTCCAATATGGATCACCTGTTATAGAAATAGGTTTCCTTAAAATTAAACCTGTCGCTGCTCTAATTAATCGCTGCGTATAAGGGGAAAAAACTGCTCGATTTACTCTAGATAAATAAGCTTCATAGTCCTCTCGTGGCTCGGTAGGAAGAAAAGCTTGACAGTTTTCTCGTAAATAATCTGTTCCGCTACTTACTGCCTTCATTATCTCCCAACCCTTGATCATATCTAATACTGCTCTAGTCCTCGTGAAGGGACTATCAACTCCACCAACACTGGTAGAGCTGACAATACTAGTACGAATTGGGCCAGGGACAGAGTACGTCACAAAATTACCCCCTTATTGTTTATCCCCCTTAAATAGCGTCAGATGTTAGTGCGCCATTCATTTGGAAACTGATGTTAACAACTTGTAAATCACCAACAGAAGTTGAAAATTCTGCTCCTGTTACAAGACCGTTAAATGCAAGCTTTTTAGAGCCTGAAGTTGATAAATACAACTCGAATTGTGCGTCAGCAGCATCTTGTGCTACTAAAACATCTTTCAAAAATTCTTGTGTCTCATCACCAGTAGTTCCTGTATAAAGCAATTCAACAGATCCACTACCGTCAATAAAACTACCAACATACGCTCTAGTCGTAGCTCCATGTGCAGTTGTTTCTAAAACATCCTTTGTTATAGAAAAATTCCAACTCCGTGTGGATGCAACAGCAGCAACTGTTCCAGTGCCATTTTTGAACTTAACGGAGCCTTCTTCGCCACGATAGAAAGCCATGATCTAAAATAAAAATAGACTATTGCTGATAGTCTAACTTGTACTGTCTACTTTTTCAGCCTTTTTGCTAGAAGTTTTGGATTTATTATCCAGATATTGTTGACAACGGACATCCCATAAACCAGGAATCCTTTTTCCCTTTACCTTTTCAACAATGTCCAGTTGCTCTTCAGTTAATTCCATGATTACTTTTTCTTGGATTTTTTAGTAGAAGCCTTTTTTGACTTCTTGTTCCCCTTTACTTTAGCTAAATATCCTTCACATCTCTTCGTCCCAGCAGATTTTTTCATCCTTTTAGTAAATTCTGTACCCAGTCTGCCCTAAAGTCTCAGGTTTTGCCAAATTAAACTGTTGTAAACATAAATAACCGAAAGCGTCAAAAGCGTGATCAACACCAAGGTTTTTATTAGGTAATCCTGTATTCGGTGCATAAGTCAACGTCCTTAAAGACTTAATTTAT